ATTTAGATTGCAACAATAAATATTATTATTTAGATTGCAACAATAAATATTATTATTTAGATTGCAACAATAAATATTATTATTTAGATTGCAACAATAAACCGTGGATTACCTCTTGTTATTCTTATAAAATTTGTATTTTTTGATGGATTCGTCATTATATAAAATCCTTTTAATTTATCAACAAATATTAGTATATAATTATCAAACATTTCTGATAAATTATTTAATTCTGTTTCAAATAAAATAGGTTCATTTATATAGGTATGATCGAAATATTCAAGTAATTTAATTTGAGAATAATCTTCAATTCCTATAATATTTATAATTTCATCAATATTTTTATTTTCAAGTAATAATAATTTATAAAATTTATAATTCGTTATTTCTTTTTTTATTCCAGTAAATATATCATATATAAAATTATTTTTGAGTTTATTATTTATTTCTTTTTTTTTATTATTTAATATATTTAATATTTTTTTAATTTTTTTAATATTACCAACACATACTTCATCTGGACTAATTTTACTTATAACTTTAATCATATCTCTTTCATTTGTTGTAAATATTAAAGCTGGTTCATTATAAATCATATTACAAGAAAAAATTAATTTATCTAATTTATTTTTAATATGCCGTAATGTATCTCGTCCGTCAACACCTGTATTGAATGTATTGTTATCTAATTTTTTGACATCTGCTTTATAAATCAAATTATTTATTTTAATATCCATATCATAACATGAATTTTGTCCCTTTGTACTGGTATCTAATTCAACCGCAACTTTATTCTCCCCATCCCCTTTTCCTTTTTCATTTGATACAAATGGAATTAATTCTGATTTCGATGACCATTTATTCCATTGATTATACATAATTTCATTTGTAGTTAACTTATTAAATTTATCAATTAATGAATCAGTCATTTTTAATATATATATATATTATTAATCATAATAAATCTTAATAAGATTCATAAATATTATATCAATTTTTAATCATAATTAACATCTTTGTCATATACACGTCTTCTATTATTTTTGATATTTGAAAATTCTTCATCTTCATACGATACTGTATACGAATCTCCATACGAATCTCCATACGAATCTCCATACGAATCTCCATACGAATCTCCATTAGAATCTTTTTTTGATTTTATAAAAATATAATATATAACGATAATAATAATAATAATAACTAATATAATCCCCCCATATAAAAAATATTTTTTTAAATTAGCCATTAGTATTAGCCTATTTTTTATTCGTTCGATATTAGAATTTTCTTGTGCAATAAGAGCATTTTTTTGTGCAAGAATTGCATCTGCAATATTTTGCAAATAAACATTATATGATATATTAATAGGGGGCTTACTTTTAGCATCAACTCCCCAAGCACTAACATAACCATTGGGTGATAAAATTATACAATTATCATAACTCAAACTAATATCAGAAAATAAACCATTATTTATTATTAAATCAAGTGGTGTCGATGAACGATATACTCGATTGGGTAGATGATCATTCCCCCAAAATATAAGATTATTATCAGTTGTAATAATTCCACATAATAAATCTGCAGCAAATATTTTTTTAATATTTTTTGGAAGGTCTGATGGAGGACGAAGATTTCCACTAAGATCCCCCCACATATTAATATTCCCATCCATATCCAAACTCATACTATAATTCGCAGCCACTGCAATTTGAACACATTTTGCTAAATTTTTAGGTATGGTTATTTGATTGTGTATATTTGACCCCCATCCAATCACAGTTCCATTTATTTGTAAACCAATACAATGGGAATAACCAATCCCAATATCCCTAACATTAGTAAAATCGATAGGGATATCAATGAGAGGGTCTGTCTGAGATGTAGACGTTTGATTAATAACCGAAAGTACATTATTTTGATTTAAAATATATCCATAAGTATTAGGACCAGCCCATATTTTTTTTGCATCAGTGATAGTTTTGTAATCTAATAGTAAATTATAACCACCCCAATTAAATATAGTACCATCATTTTTTAATACCATATAAAAATTACCACTTGATGTAATTGATATAAGTGGTTTAAATTTTGCATTATGAATATTAGTTAATTCATCCGGTATAGTTTTAACATCTGGAGATGAACCCCATGCAAGTAATGTTCCTATATTTGTAATTGCAAAAAAAATATTAACAGCGCAATTTACTGCAATTATTGGTAATATTGAACCTGACATATAACGTATATTATATTATAATAAATTAAATAATATAATATAATTTAATTAATTCATTTAGATTCGATTGCTGTCATTCTTAATGTTCTCATAATAAATTTATTTTTATCAGGATAAGCTCGTATTTCCTTAATTAATTCTGTTATATAGACATCTAGATTTGTATTCGAAAAAATTTGCTGTAAATATGTATTTAATATATTAATTTTTGTATGATCATTACATTGAAAATTAAATTTAGTGATTAAATCTAAAGTTTGATTAATATTAAACAACATATACGATTTAATAATGTAATATGATATAACTGAAGTAGTTTGTCTAATATAAATATTATCAGTATTAGTATTTTTCATTATCTGAGAAATACTATTTGCACCAAAATGATTTAATATTTTTGCCGTTTGAAACAATGAAAAAAACATCTCATAATGATAAATCTCTACTAAATCTATATGTAATACTTTATGATTATAACACATTGAAATAATATGAGCCATTGTTTCATTATATGCTTCATTTACTCGGTCTTCCCCTATAATATTAAATATATTAGAAATAGTCTTAGTAATTTCAGAATAACCTCTATTTAATCTATTAAAATCACATCCTAAAAAATGTTGCAATTCATGTATTAATACCTTTTCAAATTCTTCAGTTCTCCAAACATTAACATTAACAGTTGGTATTGATGAACCAGAATTAATATTAATTGGTCCTAATAATTCAAAATTATTTAAAGGTATTCTTTTAGGTTGTTTTGTAAAGACTACATTAATTTTTAATTTTGATGGAGTTTGTTTTATTATTTGATCATTAATTTTAAACATTAATTCGATTATCCTAATAACTCTAATCGTATACCCCTCATGCACCGATTGATAATCCTTTTCTAAATATAAACATAAATCATATCTGTCCGATTCAATACGAATTTCACTAAGTTCTGTCATCTCTACATATTGCGTGATATCTAACCCAACAAAATTATTCTGATATAAAACTTTATGTAATCTTTCTCTATATGGTTCGGGAGTAAATATTTTTTTATATAAATCTAAAACTTTAGAAGATGCTTGTAAGTCTCTGAATATCTTGTCATACGATAAAGTATGTTGAGATATATTATACCAATTTATAAATTCTGGAAAATTTTTAAATTTATTTTCTCCTTTCATATCAAAATATTCTTTAAAAAAAATATATAATAATGGATATTCTTCGGAGTTTATTTTGGGTAGGACATTATTTGTAGATTTTGGAGGGATATTAATTTTTAATACAGTTTCCGCAATCGAAGATATTGTATTTATTAAATTATGATCTTTATTTAAATTAGATTTAAAATTATATGATGAATTCTGATTGAGAGTATTTAAAAAATCTAGTATTTTTAATGAATATTTATTCATATAAATTATATTTATAAAAAAATATTTATAATGAGTTTAAATAAATGATTTAATTTAATATAACATAATATAAACATATAAACATATGAATCAGAATCGGTTTCTTAATAATTTTCAAACTCATATAAAGTCTCAAGGTAATCCATTTGCAAATAATCCAATGATTAATTCTAATCCAAATTTTTCAAATAATGATAATGGATTTTATACTCGTATGCAAATGCAAAAATTAGAACAAATTAAGAGAGCTAAAAGTATTAATGATATGGGGATTGATAAGAAACAATTATATGAACAAATTATTAATCCTATTATGATTAATAAAACTTCAAAAGAAGAACTTAATCAAGACCTTAATAAAATTATTCAATTATATCCGACTAATTCTAATGCTAATTCTAATGCTAATTCTAATGCTAATTCTAATGCTAATGCTAATTCCAAATCTAAATCTAACTCTGATTCCCCAAATGCATATTTAAATGAATTGTGGACAAAGCGAACAAATCAGCCATATAAAAATATAATTAAAAAAGATTTATTTGAAAAAAAATATACTAAATATTATGATGATAAAATTTTTAATACAAATATTACGAATAAAGCAGAATTAATCGTTCATAAAGTTTCAACGATTGATGCAGATAAAATTGCTCTTGAAACTGAATTATCTTTATTAGAATCAGTTTTAGATAAACATAATACTGAATTAGAATCAACCTATTCAGATACACAAAAGACAAAATATAAAAAAGAATTTGAATATGCACAAAAATATCGTTATAGATTATCTTATAATCCTGCAAATTCAGAAGAATTAAAAGATTTTTATAAAAAAGAACAAAAGAAAATTAATAAATCTAATAAAATGCTTGATGAACTTATTGATAATTTAGTTGATAAAGATGAATTAACTGAAGAACAAATTCATATATTAAATACTGAATTAGAATTAGCTAAAAAAGCTAAATCTAAAAATTTAGAAATTATAGAAGATGATTTGCGAAAGGAATTAGGTGATAAATATGATTCAATTATTAATAATATTTCAGTAGAAAATGATGAACCTATAGCACAACATATCTCTGATAAACCCATTCAGAAAAAAATTAAATCAACTACTATAGTTAATACTAATACTGATAATCCGATTACTCCGATTACTTCGATTAATTTAAATCCAAATTTAATTCAAGCAGATGTAAGTCAAGATATGAAAAATAAATATAAGAACCGAACTTAATCTGATTGAATATGATTTAATCTATAATTATTCTTCGTATATTGCGATATAATATATTATTTATATTAAATATAAATAATATATGGATGATGATTTAATAAATTTTATTTCTTCACAAAATGAATTATGTGAAAATTCATTGGAAGAAGAAATAATTATTGGTATTGATTTAGGAACGACTAATAGTTGTGTATGTTATTGGTCAAATAATAATGTTATAATAATACCCGACGAAAAAGGAAATAAAACAATCCCATCATATGTATCATATACAAATGTTTCAAGATATGTTGGAGTTGAGGCAAAAAATCAAAGTTTAATTAATTCAAATAATGTATATTATGAAGTAAAAAGATTAATGGGGAAAACATATACGGATCCAGACATTTTAAGAGAAAAAAATTTATTAAGTTATAAAATTGGACCTGATACAAATAACCAAATTATTTTACATTCAGACCTAAATGATGCAAAGACATTTACTCCAGAAGAAATATCTGCAGTCATCTTAACAAAATTAAAATTAATGGCATCTACATATCTTAAAAAATCTATAACAAAAGCTGTTATTACAATTCCTGCACGATTTACTGATGCTCAAAGATTAGCAACATCCAATGCAGCAAAAATAGCAGGATTAGAATGTGTTAGAATGATTCATGAACCAACAGCTGCTGCAATGGCTTTTGGTTTAATTAATCGCAAAATTAAACCAGATGAAATATTAAATGTATTAGTATATGATTTTGGAGGGGGGACATTAGATGTAAGTATTGTTGAAATATCTTCAAGTGAGGACGGGACTAATATTTTTACTGTTATTGGTTCTGCAGGAAATACTCATTTAGGTGGGGCAGATTTTGACCAAAGATTAATATCTTATTCTATTGCAAGATTTAAGAAAACTTTTAATATATCAAAACTTGGTAATTTATCAGCATTATCAATGCAAAAATTAAAACAAAGTTGTGAAAATGCAAAAAAAATATTATCAACAAAAACGAAAACATATATCGCTGTGAAAGATTTTTACGAAGGGAAAGATTTATTCTTTGCTCTAACCCGTAGTGATTTTGAAACGATTACATCAGATTTATTTATATCTGCATTAAAACCAGTTCAAGATATTCTGGATTGCTGTGATATTGCAACGTCTCAGATAGATGAGATTATTTTAGTTGGTGGAATGACTAGAATACCCTTACTTATAGATCGACTTGAAATGAAATTTAAAAAAAAACCTAATATATCATTAAATCCAGATGAAGCAATTGCAACAGGTGCTGCAATACAAGGGTATATTTTAGCAAATCTATCTAATAAATCGAATCAAACTAAGTCAAACCCATTTGCAGAATCAGTATGTCTTTTAGATATTACACCACTTTCACTGGGAGTTGAAACTTATGGAGGGATCATGGATATTATAATTCCTCGTAATACGATTATCCCATACTCAATGAAAAAAATATATTCAACTGATACAGATTATGCAACATCTGTATTAATTAAGGCATATGAAGGGGAACGACAAATGACATTAGATAATATTTTTATAGGAGAATTTATTTTAAGTAATATACCATCCCACCCTAGAGGTATTTCTCAGATAGAAGTAGAGTTTTTAATTGATATAAATGGTGTTATCACAATCGGTGCATGTGAATTAGAATCAAAAGAATCATCATCAATTATTGTTTCTACAAATAAATCAGGTTTAACTCCAAGTCAAATTCAAAAACTTATATCAGAAGCATCCGAATTAGAAACACGAGATGAAATGATTCGTATAAAAAAAATATTATCATATGAAATTGATGATCTTTGTTCAAATATTATGGATAATATTAAAAAATCTAATTTTAAATTAAGCAAAATAGATGAACAAATTATTACATCGGATATAGAACAGATTTATAAATGGCTCAAAGAAATATCATATATAGAAAGAACAAATGAAGAATTTACTACGGTTATCGAACAACTTAAAAAAAAATATGGTGTTTTAATTATTAAAGGAAAATTAGACTCTGATTCTGATTCTAAAGTAAAAGATATTGGGGCGGACACAGGAACAAGTATTTATTTGGATGAAGATGATGAGAAAACATACCAAAATATATTAAATATTGATGAAAATTTAATAGGGATGAGTAATATTGAACAAGATGAAATAAAAGCTTTTAGAACGACTCTTAATGACTTATGTTATTCTATTTTTGATTTAATTGAAAATCCATCCTTCTCAATAGAAGATGTGCATAAGAAAGAATTAAGAGATTTTATAGATGATACTCTCTTATGGATATGTTCGCATGAAAAACCAACTAAGAATGATTACAAACAAAAAATAGATGAAATTAATTCGGCATGTGATGAAATTATGTTATCATATGAAAAATCGAATAAAGAAATTTTTTCACAGAATTCAAACTTTGTCTCAAAATTAGCCTCCGCTTCTCTAGAAAATACTTGTCTTGCATTAAAAGTATTACTTAATGAAAAATTAATCCAACTTAAAACATCTCAAATAGAAGAACTCTTAACGATAATAAATGGACATTTAACATTTATCGAAGAATTAAAAGATGTCATAGATGAAACTTTTGAGATTGAATGTGAAGAAAGATTAACTAAATTAAATACTTTGTGCACAGAACTTCATATGAAGATGCAAGGAATTAATATAAATTCAAATTCTGATATTATAAATATTATTCCTACGACAAAGCCTAATACTAGTTCTAATCCTAATACTAATTCTAATACAGGTGGTACTTCTATTGAAGAATTATTAAAACAAAGACAAGTAGAAGAAATAGAACAAATTATTATAGATTCAATTGATGCTCCATTAGATGTTAATATAGAAGATGTTAATTATTTTTAAACTTTTAGATTTATACAAATTTGAAATAATAAATCTTCCATACTCTTTTGTAAAGAATTTAGATATTTTAATTCTAAATATACTTCATTAATATCTATCATTGATTGTTGTTCGAATTCATCACATTTTGATATAACATTTTGCAGTTCATTATATTTCATTTGATTTGAGATTTTTAGATCATTTAATTTCTGAGTATAATTCATAATATAATATATATATATTATATAATTAAAATTTGTTATATTATCATATTATATATTTTATTTTTTAGTTATAATTTTTTATTCTATTCTATTCTATTTTATTCTGAAGTATCTGAATCATTTGAATCATTTGAATCGTACGATGATAAATGTCTAGTTAAATTATGTTTATTCTTATTTTTTGGTACGTATGATGATAATAGAGATGAACTCATACCACCAGTTAATTTATTTACAGATGTCTCCGTAGGTAAAGTAGATATCGTAGTTAGATTTGATAAAGTAGATTTAGTAACAGTTGTATTTGAACCTTCTGAACCTGACCCTTCTGAAAGATTGGAACCTTCTGAAAGATTAGAACCTTCTGAAAGATTAGAACCTTCGGATTCAGTTTGCTTAGTTTGCTTAGATTGCTTAGATTGATTAGAACTTTTAGAAAAAGTAAAACTTTCAGAAAGAGTAGAAAGATTCGAATTAGAAAGATTCGAATTAGAAAGATTCGAATCAGTTTTAGCCCCGCCCGATTGTATTTTAAGTCTATCTAATTGTTCTAATTGACCTAATAATAAATTTATTTTATCAGATTGCGTGTTCATAGTTAATTCTAATTTATTCATACGTAATTTAATATTTTCCCTTAATAAACAAATATTATTATAATCTTCTAAAATTATATCTAATCTTGATAACTTTGCTGTTATATCCTCTTGAATCATTGTAGATAATTTATATTGGGCACCGATAGTATACTTTAAAATTAATTCACGTGTTGTCTCGTTATGAGAATTTGTAGATGTTTGTATTGCAAATAATTTAATAATATGAGAAAGTATATTATATACCAAAATTCTATTTTTATTCATAACATTCTTTTTAACTACTTCATTGAGATGTTCATACTCTGATTGAATTTTTGATTCATACGCAACAATATCAGAATATAACTTTACTAAAATATCAATATTACCAGTTATAGGTGATTCTAAATGAGATATTAATACGTATTCACGAGTATCATTCATCGAACATAAATATTTAGCAATTATATCTGCAGATATAGTTAGATCTATATCAATTAAATAATTTTCAATATCTGAATTAATATATTTAAAAAGTTGTCCCACTGTAAAGAAACCAATAGTATTTTTATTGTTTTTAATAATAAATTTAAATTCAGATTCAATATGTTCGACTATTAATACAGAACTAGGAGTTATATTAATATTATTATTTAATATTACTGGTTGTTGATTTACTTTAGAATCTGATTTAATTTCTGTTTTGGTATCTTTGGTATCTTTGGTATCTTTGGTATCAGATATATTTGGTTTAACTAATTTCCGTGTATTTAACATTATATATAATATAAATAATATATTTTATTATTTATATAAGAACTTAATCTTTTATTGAAAACTATTTCATAACGATTTAAGCACTTTTAGCCTTAACACTCCTAACTTTCTTTTCTTTCTTTTCTTTCTTTTCTTTTTTGGAAACTTTTTGTAATTTAACAACTTCTTTAGTATCAACACAATCTTCAGCTGCAAGTTCAACATTAACTAAATCATTACATTCAGTTAAATCGATTTTGCGAACTATATTACTTTTAGTATATTGAATCTCACTTTCAGTTCCATCCTTTTTCTTAATTGTAATTTTAACTGGTTCAACTAAATCAACTTGAGAACCAATATAAGAATACTTCTTTTTCTTAGATCCACGTGTGCATTCTTGAATAAGAAATTTAACTTCTTCGCCAACAGCAAGTGCATTATTCTTTACAATTCCAGTAAGTGCTTTACATGCGGCTTGTTTAGGCTTTTTACCACTATATCTTCCTGCATTAACAACTTCATTTGTTGTATTTAAATATACACATCTGAAATAACGATGTAGGTTCTTAACTTTTTCAGTTTCAGTAGGTGCAGTCGTTGTTGCATCTGCAGTTGCAGTGTCGGTTGTTGCAGTTTCTGTTGCAGTTGCAGCTGCAGTTGCAGTAGCAGCTTTAGATGTTCTCTTCGATTTAGCAGGAGTTGCAGTTGTAGCAACTTGTGCAGCTACTACAGGTGCAGCTACTACAGGTGCAGCTACTACAGCTGCAGCTACTACAGGTGCAGTTTTAGCTGATCTTTTAGATTTAGTAACAGGCTCAGCTACAACAGGTGTAGCTACAACAGGCTCAGCTACAACAGGCTCAGCTACAACTGGAGTAGTTGCAGTTTTAGATGCTTTTTTAGATTTAGCAACAGGTGCAGCTACAACAGGTGCAGCTACAACAGGTGCAGCTACAACAGGTGCAGCTACAACAGGTGCAGCGGCAGTTTTAGATGCTTTTTTGGATTTCGCAACGACCGGTGCAACTACAACTGGTTCAGCTACAACAACTGGTGTCGCAGCTTGAGTATTTTTAGATGTTTTAGAATTTTGTTCACGTGCCATTTTATGATATTTATATATAATTATTTTTTTAAAAAGGAACACACCTAAAATAGATTTAAAGTAAAATTAAATTTTATTTTCTATATGTTTTTTATGAATACAAATATTATTTATTAATATTTCTTAATATAAAATGTATATGATGTTGTAAAATGATTATACTCTTATAAAAATTTATAAGAAAATTCACACGAAATACGCATTTAATATAAATTATTTTATATTAAATTTGAGTAAGAAAATATTATATATTATTTTATATTATATTATATTATACAAATGATAACAAATAAATCTATAAAAAATATAAATAATATAAATAATATTGATGATAAATGTTCTCATTTTGAAATAATAAATTATTATTTGCATAAAGATTATGAAATTCGAAGTAATTTATTATATAATTTATCAATGCATATTGACCGACTATATAATTTATTTGTCATAACAAATGACGAATGTAAAAAGGTTTTAATAAAACTTAATATGATTATTAATGAATTAAATCAATATTATAATAAAATAATATCTACAATAACTCCAACTAATATTGATGTATCAAATAATAAACGTGTAAAATGGCTTAATAAAAATAATTTTCAAAGGGAAATTAAAGTTCTTGATATTTTACATCAAAATAAATCTATGAATATATTTATGGATGGTTTAAATATCCCATCCTATTCAAATATAGATGTGGATATTCGAAAAATATGTACAGATTTTGGATTAAAGAATATAAATGAAATATTTATGATTTATAATATAGATCTTACCCATCTATCAGCGTCAGAACTTGATGTAATACATATTATAAATTCTTATGCATCTCCGATCGGTATGAGTATGAGTCCTACTTCTAGTCTTAATCCTAATTTAAAATATTTACAAATATTTGAAAATAATATTAATGCGGATAAGTATGATTTTATTATATCAAATATATTAACTTTAAAATTATATACAAAATCATCAAAAGAAGAAATAGAAATTAATTTTATATTTATAAATGATTCATTGAATACAGTTATTAGAACAAGTGAAATATATACTAAATATATATATCAGCAAAAAAATTTAATAAAACAACATCTAAATCAAATTTCATCGATTAATGCAAATTTTAAATCTACTTATATTAAAAATTTATCTCTGAGTGATTATATCGTTGATATTTCTGGAACAATACAGAATAAGATATTAGTTGATTATACTAATTATATTTCTTATTCAAATATGAATTTTAAAACCGTAATGAATGAATTCTTACATAGTTCATTACGGAATAAATTTAAAATTATTAAATTATTATTAATGGGTTCAACTACTTCAATCAATACTGCTGCTCTATTATTTGGTATAACAAAAGATCAGAAAAATTCGGTTGATTCTGATTCAAAACCAACATTAATATCTGATTTAATATATCAAAATCTAAAATTTACACAACAATTAAAATTAAAAAAATCGAATTCATTAATCGCACAAGAATTAGATAAATTAAAAAATCTTCCAATAGATTCAATTGATTTAAAAAAACAAATTTTGATTAATAAAAATATGCCAGATTATGTAAAAAAAATAGTTATATCAAGAATAGATGAATTAAAATCAAATAATAGTGAATATTACAAACAACATATGTTTGTAAAAAAAATTATGGATTTTCCATGGGAATCTGCTCTAGAAGAGAATGATATGTTCTCTATGATTAAATCTATTGAGAATGGACCAAAAAATTTTCTAAATTCTGCAAAAGATAATATGAATAAATTAATATATGGACATTCTAAATCAAAAGAAACTATATTAGAATTAATTGGTAAATGGATTAGTAATCCAAAAAGTATTGGTAAAAGTATCGGTTTACGAGGTCCTCCTGGTGTTGGTAAAACATTATTTGCAAAATCACTAGGTAAAATATTAAATATCCCATTCTCTCAATATAATGTTGGTGGTTTAGATGATGCATCTGTCCTAACAGGTCATTCCTTCACATATAGTTCTGCCCAGAATGGGATTATTGTTGATAATATGATTTCCGCAGGTTCGGCTCGTTGTATAATGTTTTTTGATGAGATTGATAAAACTGGAAGTAAACATGGTCAAAATGAAATAATGAATGTTTTAATACATCTTACGGATCCAAATACAAATGACAAATTTAATGATAAATTTTTTCAAGAAATATCATTCCCCTTAAATAAAGTCTTATTTGTCTTCTCCTATAACGATGCAGACAAAGTAGATAAAATATTATTAGATAGGTTGGAACAAATTGATATATCTGCATATACAACAGAAGACAAGGTTACAATATTTCAGAATCATTTATTAGGGGAAATTATTTCAGATATTGGGTTAGAACCAAAATTAATTAATTTTGAACCTGAAGCTGTATCTTATCTTATTGATTCGTATACGTTTGAAGCGGGAGTCCGTGGATTAAAAAGAAAAATAGAAAAACTTTTGTATAAAATAAATCTAGAAATATTATATGGAGGAGAAAAAAAATTAATAGTCGTAACAAAAAATCTTATCGATACGTATCTGGAAAAGCCAACCTTAGATCATAGAAAGATTATGGAAAAACCTCAGGTAGGGATAATTAATGGATTATATGCAATGACATCTGGACCAGGGGGAATTCTACCAATTTTAATTTATAAAAATTTTACTAGTGATAAATTTCAACTAAAATTAACTGGTTCTCAAAAGAACGTTATGAAAGAATCTGTTAAATTCTCATTTACTATTGCAATGACCTTAATTAAAGATTCATATCAGGTAGAATTCTTTAATACCCATCCAAAAGGATTACATATTCATACACCAGATGGTTCGACTCCTAAAGATGGTCCCTCTGCGGGAGCTGCTTTTACAACAGCATTCGTATCAAAAATATTAAATATCCCTATAAAAAATAATATTGCAATGACTGGAGAAATTGAAACAAATGGAAATATAACTGCAATTGGCGGATTAGAATGTAAATTATTAGGCGCAAAGAAAGCTGGAGTAAATTTAATATTTATTCCTAAAGCAAATCAACCCGATTATGAAAAGATTATTTTGAAAAATCCAGAATTATTTACAGCAAATTTTCAGATTCGAATAGTCTCCCATATAAAAGAAGTCTTGGAATACGCCTTGATAGAAACTTCTGATAAAGATTTGGATAAGACTTTGGATAAGACTTTGGATAAGACTTTGGATAAGACTTTGGATAAGACTTTGGATAAGACTTTTGCGAAGACTTTTGCCGTAGAGAAATATTTGAAATAAATTATTTAATATACTGTTTAATAGAGTGTTGATAACTTTCTTAATTATATAAAAGTTAATATAATTAATTATATTAACTTTTATATAATTAAAAACAGTATATTAAATATGGTATGAATATTTATATTTATTTATGTATAATCCAATTTTTTATTATAATTTTATTTTATATAAATGGATTTTAAACAAAAATACTTGAAATATAAAAAGAAATATTTAGATTTGAAAATACAACAAGGGGGGGGATATTTAAAAACAAATATGATGCATATTGTTTTATAACAGCAAACCTAACAAAAGAAATAAGAATAACAGAAAAACAATACGATTATATTTGCAGCAAATCAAAAGAAAATGTATCTGAATGTCCTAAAAAATGGACGACATACGATTTCGGTAATTATATGAAACAAACATGGAAAGATTCTGGTAAGTTTTATGTAGAACATCTCCAATATCCAGTATACATAAGTATTAAAAATTGATTTATTTTATCGTTATAAATACGATATATTTATTCATCTTTATAAGAATAATCTTATAACGATGACTACAACCTTTGATTTAGATATTGACTCAATAGATTTAGATTGTTTAGATGATTTAGATGCATTAAATTTGAAAGATTGTGAAAAATATTTTAAAACGATATATTCATCCCTATTACATCCAACTTTGTCCGATGTTTCGACTAATACTTCAGATACTTCTGCAACAAGCGATGTATCAGAAACCTCTATTGAAGAATCCAAACATATCTGTTCGAATTGTGGGTCAACTGATCTTATAGAAGATTCTTCGAATGGGATTATTTTATGCGGGTGTGGTCAAGTAAAAGGAGAACTTTATGATTATCGTACAGAAAGCCGAATTTACGATGACGATGGAAAGGCTGAAAATACTCGTTGTAATAAGATTACAAATGTATTACTCCCTCAATCATCATTAGGAACGAGACTTCCTTATAATATTAGGGGGAGCCTACAAAAATTACAAACGTGGAGTGCAATGCCTTATAGAGAACGTTCTCTGTATAATGATTTTAAGAAGATCGCTGAGAAATGTGAAAAATTATCTTTAAAAAAAAATATTCAAGAAACAGCAAATATATTCTATGCCGCCGCAAAAAGTTGTAAATATCAAGAGGGGGCAAATCAAAATAAGTTTATTATTACACGAGGTAAAAATAATCGAGGCATTCAATCGGGATGTATTTGGATTAGTTGTAAAGCAAATTCTCATCCTATCATTGCAAAAGATATTGCTGCAATATATGAACTAACAATTAAAGAATTGAATAAAGGTGTCAAAACGCTGCTTAAACATTTACATATGAAAGAATTTAATATTAATATCGAAACAATGAAATCTGAATCATATGTTAAAAAATATTGTTTAGAATTAAATGTTAAAACAGAATATATGAATGAAGCTATTAATATTGCATATAATATTAACAGACTTAATCTAGCATCTGAACATACTCAATTCTCAATCGCTGCAACATCTGTATTAATTATGGCTGAAAATAACAATATTAATACCATGACTAAAAAACGTCTTCGAAAGATGTTTGGAGTAAGTGAGGTAACAATTAGTAAGACTTATAATAAAATTAAAAATATTAAACATATCTTAAATAATAATGAAGCCGTTGATAAAGTATTAATAAAAATTAAATCAAAAGAATCTGAACCAGATGAAGAGATACCTCCTGAAATATTACTTAGAATGAAAAAATTTAATATCGGTGTAAAAACAATATCTACATCAGATGCAATATCTATGGACACATCCGAACCAGAAGTAAAGATTAAGATTAAGACATCTAAATCATCTAACGCATCTAAAGCATCTAACGCATCTAAAGCATCTAACGCATCGAATAAAACATCTAACAAAATTAAAGTGTAAAATTAAAATTTATTTATTAAATATATAAAAAATTGATTATATATTATATAATTATATGAGTTATACAAATTATACTAATAATTATACCGATAATTCTATAAAAACTTTTAATCTTAATAATCTTAATAATCTTAATAATCTTAATAATCTTAATAATCTTAATAAAATGCAAGAAGGCGGGGCAAAAAAAACCGTTAAAAAAACCGTGAATAAAATGGCTACTACTCCTACTTCTACTCAAACTGCGATTATATCCGGTGATAATGTATCAAATTCCCTTACTACGAATGATATTTTTAGGTTATGTGATTTATATTTCTATAAAAAAAATTATATTTACAGACATTTACATAATTCATATGATAAATTAATAGATGAAGATATTAAAAATTTTTTAGAAAAGAATGATCATATATTTAATGAAAAAATAGTAGAAGAAGTCTCAAAAAAAAATAATATTAATACCTATAGTATTTATCGTAGGAAATTTCGTTTTAAAAATACCAGAGTAGTTGGTCCCAAAATGGATAATGGTATCGAACCAATGTTTCCGTCCGATGTAAGATATCGTTCACAAACATATGGATTAAAACTAATCTGCGATGTCGTGCAAATTCAGGAAAAGATAGATATATTAACGGATAAGCGAGTGGAGACTATTACAGGGACCGAAGAAGTAGATGTTCCAATTGGTTTTATTCCATTAATGGTAAGGTCAAAATATTGTTCTCTTAACCAATACAAAGGCTTAGATAAATCTGAATGTGAATATGACCCAGGAGGTTATTTTATTGTGAATGGTTCTGAAAAAGTAGTAATTCCTCAAGATAGGATGGTTGAGAATAAGACTCTTGTCTTTTTAAAAAAAGATTCTGGAACGATGTCTTATATTGTTCAGGTAAATTCTCGTTCTTATAAACCAAATGGCTTATCGCAAGTTATGAATATTAAAATCCGTAAAGATGGATTAATGACTATTCGTGTTCCAATATTAAATGAGGTAAATGTATTTGCAATATTTAGAGCACTCGGTGTCGGTTCAGATAAAGATATTATTCGGATGATTATTGAAGATGATAATGATTCAGATATGATTGAAATCTTACGGAAAACATTAGATGCATGTCAAAATGAGGCACATCAAAAGATTCAGACAGAAGAAGAAGCATATGATTATTTAATTTCTAAATTAAAAGTTATCCGTAAATATACAGAATCTGATAAAGATATTAAAAATCATCAAAAAAAGATGCATTTGAAATCACTCCTATTAAATTCATTTATTCCTCATATTGAAGGGGGTCTTATGGAGAAAGCATTTTATCTCAGTTATATGATTCTAAAATTATTAAAAGTTGTTATGGGTAGAGCTGTTGTTGATAATCGAGATTCATATATTAATAAACGAGTTGATTTACCAGGTGATTTAATATTTGAATTATTCAAACAGAGATTTAAAATTATGATGAATGATTGTAATAAATTCTTCATTAATCGTAATGATAATGATGAACGACCATTAAATATTATTAATCAAATCAAACCAAATACCATTGAACAAGGTATTAAAGCATCTTTATTAACAGGTGCTTGGATTCGTAAGAAGGGGGTTGCTCAGATGCTTCAAAGATATACTTTTTTACAAACTTTGGCTTTTTTAAGGCGAGTCGATACACCAAGTGGAGATGCATCTACTAATAAATTAACTGGACCTCGACAACTTCATCCATCGTCGGTAGGATTCCTATGTATTATCGAGACTCCAGAACATGCGAAGGTAGGTGTTACAAAACATCTTAGTTTAATTGGCAGTGTTACAATAATGTCAGAAGACCAATATACGTTATTAAGAGATATTATTACAACAAGTCCCTATGTTAGACACATCCTGAATAGTTCTATCGAAGAGATTCGTTCAATGTTAAAAATATTTTTGAATGGAGAATGGTTAGGAATTACAGATAAACCAATTGAATTTATTGATAAAATTAATTCTATGAAAAGTAATGGAGAACTTGATAAACAAATGGTATCAATTGTCCCATCCTATACAGATAATGAGATTCGTTTATATTGCGATAGTGGCAGATTTTATAGACCTCTTATGAAGGTTGTAGATAACGAGGTTCAAATTAAACCGTCGTATATTGATAGAATTTCTCTTAATAAACTTCAAAAATCAACTAAAATTACAGAATGGGATTCCTTTCAAAATGAATATCCTAACTCTATCGAATATGTATGTAGTGAACTGCAACCATATGTATTAATTGCGGCAAAGATAGATGATCTTATTCGAATGAAAAAAATTATGGTTAACTCTGTAGAAAGTGGTCGAAATGTATCAGTTGGAGGGGTTAAGAATCGTTATAATGAAGCATTCTTTTTAAAATATACTCATTGTGAATTTCATCCATCGCTATTACTTGGCGAGATTAATACAAATGTCCCCTTCTCAAATAGAAATCCCGCTAATCGTAATATTTTCCAATATTCTCAAGGGAGACAGGCAATGGGTATATATTCGACTAATTATAGAAATCGAACTGATATTTCCTATATTCTACATCATTTGCAAAAACCGATGGTTACAACTCGAACTGCGAAATATATAGGGAGTGAAATCTTAGCATCTGGAGAGAATGCGATGGTAGCAATTGCATGTTATACAGGATATAATCAAGAAGATTCGTTAATCATGAATAGAGATTCTGTTCAACGTGGTATGTTTAGGTCAAAAAGTCTTAAAAAATATATTAGCATCGCACAAAAAAATCAGTCAACGGCACAGGATGATATTTTTATGAAACCTGATGCAACAAAAGTTGTTGGGATTAAACATGGTTCATATGATAAATTAAATGATAAAGGTTTTATTCCAGAAGAAACGATGATTTATAATGGAGATATTATCTTGGGGAAAGTTTCTCCTATTCAGAATGTCGAGGATTCAAATAAACAGTTTAAAGATTCATCTGAAATCTATAAAAGTCATGCGCCAGGTGTTATTGATAAAGTATATACGGGGATTCAGAATCAAGATGGGTATGAAACTCGTAAGGTATTGATTCGCTCCGAACGAACTCCGATGATTGGGGATAAAATGTGCTGTTATGACCCGTCTCATGAAGTATTAACTGATAAAGGTTGGATTTTTATTGATAAAATTACTAAGGAACATAAAGTTGCATCCTTGATGGCAAATAATACATTAGTGTATAATACTCCGACAGAAATTATGTCATATGATTATGATAATGAACTTTATGTGGTTAAATCTGCACAAGTAGATTTACGAGTGACAAAGAATCATAGAATGTGGGTCTCAACGAGAGATTCTTATAAATTTAAAATTGAGTTAGCAGAAGATATCTTTAATAAACAAAGACGGTATCAAAAGAATGTTGATTCCTATAATCCACCAAATAAATTAACTCATTTTAAATTACCTGCTTATAAAGATTTTCCTGAGAAAGAATTAGATTTGAAAGCATGGTTAATTTTCTTTGGAATTTGGATGGCTGAAGGATGTAGTGATATGAAAAGAGGAGTTAATATATCTGCATATAAACAAAGAGTTAAAGATGAACTTGATAGAGTATGTCCTATATTAGGTTTTGATATTGTAAAAGCGAAGGATAAACCGGCAGATGAAATATGTCATGCTTGGAATTTTAAAGATAAACAACTTCGAGCATATTTAACTCCATTAAGTGCGGGAGCTATAAATAAGTTTTTACCTGAATGGGTATGGAGTCTTGATACAGAACATTCTAAAATATTAATTGATGGAATGATGTTAGGTGATGGACATACTATGACAAATGGTACTAGACGTTATGATACATCATCAATATCACTTGCAAATGATTTTCAACGATTGTGTTTACATGCTGGATTTTCAGGAAGTTTAAAATTAAAATATAAAGCCGGTAATGTAAGTGTTGGTAAAACTAAAACAATTACTTCAACTGTTGATTCATGGAGATTAACTATTATTACTACACAAAATACTCCATTAGTAAATAAAAATAAAGGCGAAGGTCAAATTTTAGATTCATACGAAAAGTATAAGGGTAAAGTATATTGTTGCAGTGTTCCTGGTGAAGGAGTAATTTATGTTCGCAGAAATGGATGTCCTTTGTGGTCCGGCAATAGTCGCCACGGACAAAAGGGGACAATAGGCATTCTTCTACCATCGATAGACATGCCCTATAATAAACATGGAATTCGCCCTGACATTATACTAAATCCCAATGCCATCCCATCCCGCCAAACAATTGGTCAATTATTAGAAGCATTAGTTGGTAAAGTCGCAGCATTAGATTGTTTTGATGGAGATGGGACACCATTTGAGGATTTTGATATTACAAAGATCGAGGACCGATTAGAACAATTGGGTTATGATCCCAAAGGTTATGAAGAATTATATAATGGAATGACTGGGGAAAAATTAAAGGTTAAAATATATTTCGGTCCAACCTATTATCAAAGATTAAAACATATGGTTCAAGATAAGCTTCATGGCAGGGCTCGAGGACCTCGAACTATCCTAACGAGACAACCTCCGGAGGGAAGAAGTCGTGATGGAGGGCTTCGGTTAGGTGAGATGGAACGTGATTCAATGATTTCTCATGGTATATCAAAGTTTCTTCATGAAAAGATGATGTATAACTCTGATGCATATGCTACTTATATTTGCGATGAATGTGGTCTATTCGCACAACGTGCTCAGCGAAGAGAAAATAAGAAAGAACCATCTAACTCTGATATATACTATTGTTCATATTGTAATAATTCAAATCGTATATCAAAGATTATGATTCCGTATGCATTTAAGTTATTAATGCAGGAACTTATTGCGATGAATATTGCCCCTAGAATCCGAACAAAAAAAATAGAATACTAAGATAAGAAAATAAGAAATTAAGATAATTGATTAAAAAATCGGACTAGGAAATCCTTTAAGGTCTACACATTGAGACCATGATGGATCATAAAAATAATCTTCTAATTCTGAACAATAAGATACATTATAAGCTGAATCAAATGATAAAATTTTTTTATTAAGTTTGTCAATAGGTATTGATGAATATACAGAATGAGTAATTTTCATATTAAAATATCTTACTAATATATATATATAATTTACACAGTGATGAGCTCCAGCATATACAATTCCATCTTTAATATAAGATTTATCAACAAATCTTCTTATCATATAGATATCCATCAATAATAAGAAAGTATTTAATGTTGATGTTTTTATTTCAAGATTTAATAATTTTATTTTATATAGAATATCAAGAGAATCTTTTATAGTTGTTTTATACGTTTTAATATAAGATTCAAATAAAGTTTTTAATTCAACATTCATTGATAACAATTCTCTTACTCTTTTGACAAAATAATCATATATTTTTATTAAAATTGTTTTATTTTCTTTAATATTATACACATGGTGTATTTTTACCATTATTTTCGTAAGTTGTTCTTTTTCAGTTTTAGAATATGTTTTTTCTTTATCCAAGTTTAATATTTTGTTATAATGCACTATAAGATTACCTATTAATTTTTGTATAAAAGATATATTTTCTTCAGTCAAAAAAGTACCTTCATTCAAATCTATTATATATTGATATAATTCAGGAGCAATCTTCAATATATGCGTATAATCTCTTACATCAACATAATGAAATCTAACATTATTATCTTTTTTTTTATTAAAATTTTGTAAGAAAAATTTTCTCATCTCAAAAAAATATCTATCAATCTGATGAATATTCTTATAAAACCCAAATTCTTCTGGTGCAATTTCCATAAAAAAATCTATAGGAGTTTTTATCATAGAGAGTTCTTTTTGAAAGAACTGTCCTATATCAATATTATCAAAATCTTCACATTTTGTTTGTTGGAATATATCATTATGGATATCAAAGAATAAGTATAAAACTTTATCTTGTCCGTTTACAATCCCTTCTAATCTGACTACATTTATTGGTCCATTAATTCTGCTCATAAAGTTAATATAATATAATTAAGATTTAAAATTAAAATTTTTCATTAAGATTATTATAAAGATAAATATTTATAACTTTATAAAATAGTCCATGTATTATCCAAATAGAAATCTTCTTTATACAAAGTATTAGTAATACTTTTTTTATGAAAAAATATTTGTTTATTTTGTAAGGATTTATATTTTTGTTGTAATAAATAAATAACATCTGCCAATAAAGAGTACGACATATGAATTTGTTCGGCATTCTCAATAATTTTTACAAAATTAAATATCTCTGTAGATATATTTGTCATATTAATAAATTTATTCGGACTCCGAATCAAAGTAAGGTCGCAAGGTTCACATATAATATCATAGGATGGACCGATTGCTTTTATTAGATCATAATAATATTGTTCCTGTCTGGGTATATCTAAATGATAGGAGAAATAGTCTATCTTATAATCCGTAGGAACATAATTAGTGATATAAAAACAATCAACGAAATTAAATGTATTACTTTGCATTAAATTACGAAAATTTGTTCGATTATCAAATACTTCATAATTACCTAAATATTTAATTATACTATTTGGTACGGTATTTGATATGACTTCTAATAAAGATGTTTGGATTATTAATTGAGGATCATCATTCAATACGACATCTGTTATAAATATTGCCTTAATCTGAGTCATCCCATAAAGAGCGTTAAATAAGGGTTCTAATGATTTATTTAAGATTAAATAAATCTTATCATATGATTCAGATTCTGTCGATTCAATATACTTAATGTACCCACTTACATATAGAACATCATTTGGATTTTGATGAGATAGTATTATTAAATTTTTTTTAATATTTACAATATTCATTTCTTAATAATATCGTATATTATTAAAAAAATATTTGTCGAACGCATTTTATTTTTATACCATTCCTTTTGCTACGATTCGATATCTTACGGCAAAACCACTTTGTTCGGAACAACTTATGACTCTTATAATTTCCCCTCGTTTTAAATTAAAATATGATACAATTGGGTCAGATGTTAATAATTTAGGCAATTCTTTTCGCTTAACAATATATGTTTCTAATACTTCTTTTTGTTCATCTTCTGTTAATAATTCATATGTTGGAGAATCAATATGTTCAACAATATTAATCATTAGGAATGATTCAATAAATACTTCTGTATTTGGGAATGAATATAATGTTTGTTTTGCTTTATCAGATATCCCATCAAAAATAAATATTTTATGATAAAGCACATTTGTATCAATAAATTCTTTAATTATTGGTAATTTAGTTATACCCAATATTTTCTGATGGATGATTTTAATTATTACTACTTTTGGATCAAAATCAGTGGTATACGTTGATTGAATATCTTGTTTAATTCCAACATCTAGATTTATTTTATACGAATCATCAGAACTTATTGTTTGGATTGATTGTATATGTTTAGTTATGTTTTCTTTTAAAATTAATCCTCTATAATTAAGCATTTTTATAATATTTGTTAAAATTTCTATACGTACAATTTCTGCATTTTTTTTTACAGGTATCAATTGAGGATTTAATTCAGATTCTTCCATTTATATAGGATATATATTATATTTTTATATAGGATATATATTATATTTTATATAAATTATAATTATAATTATAATTATAATTATAATTAATAGACTATATAAATCAATTTTTGTTATAAAGATTTAAGAACTTTTTACAGGAATACTTACTGATTCTATAGTTGATGTGGTTGGTCTGGATGTAACAGATAAAGTTGTTTTTATAGTTTTTTTGGATTTAGAAGATGATTTACTTTTCATAATAATAATTATTATAATATTTTTTTTATAATAAAATATTATTATTAATTTTTATGTTTAGTAGAACCTGCTTTTTTTGCTGCATGTTTTGCTTCTTTATCTGTAACTGCTCTATTTAATAGAACATTTAAAAAAGATGATGTAGAATCAGTATTAGCTGGACTAGCTGGAGTAGTTGGAGTAGGATTCTTATTTTGGTTAAGAGCTATTGTATGTAAATTTCCTAATACAGATAATGCAGATTCGAATGATGCTGTTGAAGCCGTTGGTGCCGTTGGTGCAGACATAGTTGTTGGTGCAGACATAGTTGTTGGAGCTAACATAGTTGTTGGATCAACCATCGTTGGTCTTGTTTGATATCTGGTCCCACCAAAATTTTCAGATGTTTTATTTTTATATATTAAAAATAAAATTATTAATATTAAAACTATTATTATAATTAGTGCCATTTTATAATATAATTATAATAAGATTATAATAAAAATTTGATTAAAAAAAATATAATAAGAACTTATATATAATCTTATATATAATCTTATATATAATATTTATTATGTCAAAATTAACACTAGTCGTTGTAGAATCTCCTGGAAAAGTTAAAAAAATTCAATCTATATTAGGGAATTCATATATTGTTACAGCATCAGTAGGTCATATTATAGATTTAGCTAAAAAAACAATATCAGTAGACATAGAAAACAATTTTGAACCTCATTATGAAATTATCGATGGAAAAAATAAAATTGTTGCCGAACTAAAAAAATTATTAAGTAAATGTTCCAACATATTAATTGCAACAGATGAGGATAGAGAAGGGGAGATGATAGCATGGAGTATCGCCCATATACTCAAATTAAAAAATCCTGATAGAATTGCTTTTAATTCTATTACTGAAAAAGCTATATTAGATTCTATTAAAAATCCAAGAAAAATTAATCAACCCATGGTTGATGCACAAAAAACACGAAGAATTCTTGATAGAATTGTTGGATATGAACTTAGCCCAGTCCTATCAAAAAGTATTGGACAATATGCATTAAGTGCAGGTCGAGTTCAATCAGTAGTAGTAAAATTAATCCTAGAAAAAGAATTAGAAATAGAAACTCATCTTGCAAATCTCCCGACAAGTTATTTTAAAGTTAAGGCATATTTTTTTGATTTAAAAAAAAAAATATTTAAAACAGACCTCTATGAAATTAAATCTAAAACTAAAACTAAAACTAAATCTAAATTTTACGGCTCATTCGCACATATCGCATCAAAACCTATTGTATATGAATTATATTCAAAATTTTCGAAATCTAAATTTATTTTAGATGAAATTACTGAAAAAGAATCAAAATCTTCTCCATCAGCACCGTTTACAACATCAACATTACAACAAGAAGCTCAACATAAATTAGGATTTCAAATTCAACGAACAATGATGGCAGCACAACATCTATATGAGGCGGGACACATTACTTATATGAGGACAGATTCAGTTCAACTTTCACCGGAAGCTTTTGTAGAGATTACTGCATATATTATTAAAACCTTTGGCAAATCTTATTCCAATCCAAAACAATATACGATGAAAGTTGCGAATACTCAAGAAGCCCATGAAGCAATCAGACCAACACATATTGATGCGACACAATTAGATGAAGTAGGGAAGATACGTTCAGATGAAATTAAATTATATAATCTCATATGGAAGCGTACAATAAGTTCTCAAATGACACCAGCTATATTTAATATTAGTACTACTTTTATTTCAATAAGTTTATTGGATAATTATTATTTTTCAACCGATGTAAAAACTATTAAATTTGACGGATTCTTAAAAGTATATAATATTGCAACGATTGAAGCAGACCCAGATTCTGACTCAGATGCAATCTCAACAACATCTTTTACTTTGCCTACAATTCATTCAGAATTATCATATGACACTATCCAATCTGATGAATCATATCAAAATCCACCATCCAGATATAATGAAGCTACATTAGTATCTAAATTAGATCCCCAAAATTTAAATATAGGTCGTCCATCAACGTATGCTGCAATTATTACAAAGATTCAAGAAAAAGAGTACGTTAAAAAATCTTCCAATGAAGGCATATCTAAAAGTATATGTACAATTATTCTTAATACTAAATCTAAAATCAGTGAAAGTGAATCAACCGTAATGATTGGAAAAGACCAAAATAGGTTGTCTCCAACTCATATGGGTCGTACTACGACAGAATTTTTAGAAACGAATTTTAAAGATATTATCGATTATCAATTCACGGCGGAGATGGAATTAAAACTGGATAAAATAGCTGAAAATAAATCAGTGTGGGTTGATATTATGAAAGAATTTTATAGAGATTTTCAACAAAATTTAAAAAAAATAAAATCAGACCTTGTAAAAACTACCTTTATTGATAAAGATAAAAAAATATTAGGAATAGACCCCGCAACATCGTATGAAGTTATCGCAACAACTCGAAAGTATGGACCAGTTGTTCAAATTATCAATCTAAATTCTGTTATAAATACAGCCCCTATTAAATCCCCCCTATCTATCTCATCGATTACTCTTGCTCAAGCCCTTGAATTGTTATCCTATCCTAAAAACTTGGGACTTTATAATAAAAAACCTATAATGTTAAATAGAGGTAAATTTGGTTTGTATGTAAAATATTCTGACCAAAATATTAGCCTAAGTAAATTAGATACTTCTGAAGAAGATATTACGAACGAAATGATAATAAGTTTAATAAAGGAGAACGATTCGAAATACTTATGGAAAGGTACTGAAGGATCGATTATATATACAGTTATGACTGGTCCTTTTGGTAAATTTATCAATCGAATTGATAAATCTAAAAAAACATCTAAACCTCTTAATGTGAAATTACCTGAAGAAATCATTCCATCTTCTTTAACAATTGAATCTGTTAAAAAATTAATTGAAGAAGGAAAAGTAAAAAAATATACTAAATCTAAAAAAACTACTAAAAAAGATTCTGATAAAGCTACTGCATCACCTATAGAAAATCCTAAAACTAAAACTAAAACTAAAACTAAAACTAATCCTAAAACTAATCCTAAAACTAAAACTTAAACTAAAACTTAAACTTAAACTTAAACTTAAACTTAAACTTAAACTTAAACTTAAACTTAAACTAAATCTTAATTTTTGTAACCGTTATAATATCAGTTGTTTTTCTATTAATTGTTATTAAAACAGGACTTAATATTATCTTATCAAAATATGTAATAATAATATTCATTAATTTTAAATCAAACCAAGTGATATTATTTTTTAAACAATATTTTATTATGCGATAATATCTTTTCCCAATATATATCATTTCAGGATTAATTAAAGTTTTGTTATAATATAATTTATCAATATATGCAATCATTTGTTCTAATGTATGGGATATATAATATTTACCTAGGATATATTTAAAAATTTTAAAAGTTTTTTTTGGATATTTTATTTTAACATCTTTTATATACCAATATATAAACCAATTTATACTATAATTAATATAATATGATATATTTTCAAATTCAAGCGAATAATATTTTGTTATGAATAACTCATCTGTACCAAAACCGAATGGTTTATGACGTTTTTTATAATGTCCGAGATCTTTTATTTTATCTGCATTTTTTATAAAATTAATTAAAATATTTGAATCTTTTTTTTCAGAAATCTTGATAATCCCTGATAAAATATGAGGGATATTATTAAGATTTGCAATCTTATCTATAAAATATGCGGATAAAATACCTCGTGTTATGATTTCATTTGATTTATTTTTATCATAATTCAAAATATTTTTCATTATATTACGGTCTTCTTCACTTAAATCTATATCACCAATAACAACATTTAAAGCATCATTAAAATCAAGATTAAATAATGGGAAATATCTGACAAGAGTACCAAACACATCAATATGATATAAATTTTCTATATAAGTAGCGCATTC